GATTAGTAACTAACCGCCTACTTGTTTTAGAACAATACTAACGTGGTCGAAGATACAATCTTTAGCCCACGCACTTGTACATCTGACCCACGCTTCAATGGTATCATTAGCAGTTAATCTGTCTAATGTTGAAACACTAGAACCTATCTGTTTACTACTTACTCCGGTTGTTAAAAACATATGTCCGTGAAACAATTCAGTAGCACCATTATTCTTTTTTAATAATATTTCAAAGTCTTGTGCATTTGCTGAATGTAACGAAACGTGCAAGCTTATTTCATAGGCTCCTGTTTTACTGATAACTATTTCATTGTTAGCAGTTGACCCAGTCATCATATTTTCTTGTCCTACAGTATCGAAAGTAACTTGGTAGTAAGTTGATTGAGTAGTACAAGTAATTGTTTCATCATCTCCCGCTATAATTCCATAAGCTATTCCAGAGCCAGAGCCAGTCCAGAAGGTATCCCCATTAGTTTCTACAGTTTGATAAGTTGCTGAACTATCTCCCGTAATTGTTTTAACTGCATTAACTCCTTGTCCGCCAATTACACAAGTATTGTCTGAATCTACTACTGCCCTTGTTCCAATAGCTATACTCTTTGTTCTTTGTGTTGCTGAACCTAAGCCAGATTGATAACCTATAAATGTACAATATGTTGAAGATGTACACGCGTTTGCAACTACTCCGCCCGGGTAATATCCTGCTTTATATCCCATAACTGTCATTGCAGTCGGCCACGTGGCTGATCGCATTGATTCATAACCTACATTTGTAAATCCTGTCCCTGCTGTTGCACTAGTTCCGGCATAGTAACCTATACTAACCCCATAACTACCAACCCAACTCGTAAATGAATTATAACCAACGGCGACATTTCGTTTAGTTGAGCTTAAATTACGTAAACAACTCCCCCCAATAGCGACATTATCATACCCTGTTGAATTTGTTAATAAAGAATACGAACCTACAGAAGTATTATTACTTGCACTTGTTATATTTTGTGAAGAATAAGTCCCGACCGCAGTATTTCCAACCCCTGTTGTTAATTCTTTTAAAGCATAGTTTCCCAAACCAAAATTATAATATCCGGTCGGTGGGTTATAAGAATTAAGTGATAAATATCCTATTCCAGAATTATATTTCCCCAAAAAACCATAACGTAAATTATCTTTGAAGATTCCGCCACCTGTGAAATTATCTATACTTCTATAATCACCCGCTGGCAAACTGACATCTGCAATATTGTCAGTATAAGTTGTTGTAGTATTGTCTGCAATAGTTACAACAAATTTTTTGGTAGTTGTTGAATCGCCGCCTTTACTTCTAAATAATTTTCTCCCAATAACCAATGGGTCTGTTGAGATAGGTATTCCTGTAAACAAAACTTGTCCGTTAGCTGTACTGTCTGTTATAACAACATCAACATAATCAGCACTCATATAAGTATTTCCTTTTGAAGTATAAAAACAAACTGCATAACGATGCGTTCCGTTGTCAACATTTCCTGGACCACCCAAAGTAAAAGCCATTGCAGCAACAGAAGGCGAAGTTACAGTTTGGATATTAATATCTCCTTGAATATCTAACTCTTTATTTGGTGTATTTCCGGAAAGTAAATTAATACCAATTTTTTCTGCTTGAAATTCGTGGCTCCCTATGTTTACGTTAGCAATTGCACCGGTATAGGGCACATAAAGCCCTGCGTGGTCTCCCCAAGAATAAGCGGTGTCCCAATCCGCTATATTTAAATTAGGAGCAGTAACAGAAATTGAAAAAACTCCTGTTTTTCCTATAATTTCTTTAGTAGAAATAGCTTGCGTTTTAACGTGAGGATCTATATTGTCCCGAGCGTTATCATACCCTGCGGAGCCTTGTTTAGTTGGTCTTCTTGAAGGTACTCTAAAAGCATTTTTCATTATGTCCAACAGGGGATATAATGTTTAACTCCTGCAATATCTATTTCTAGCCAAGCAGTAATGGTTGCAGTTCCAACTGCCGCCGGTGCAACGTTACTAATAGTAACATTAGCGGTGGCATTTGCAGTTAAAGAATTAACTACTTTTAGTTTTCCGTTCTTAAAGCCTAGAATGTCTTTAACTTCTAAGCTGTCTATAACATCAACCATTTTATTTTTTCTCCTTTTTAGGCACTTCTTTAATTACTTCTTTAGGTGCAAATTCTGCACTTAATTTGTCTGATACTTTAATGTTTAAAGCAAGACATCTATGATATTCTTCTCTTCTATTTTTAACTGACATTTCTAAGCCTCCGTACATATAGCAAACCAGACATATTTATTGCCTGAATCTTGCCACGATGTGATTGATTTAACTATTGCTCCCGCTTCTGCTGAAAGAGCAGTTGCGACCCCTGTCCCACCAACGGGATATGGTCCTAAAACTGTAACTGTTCCCGCTGCCATTTTAGATTGCGGTTATAGTACAGATTGCGTCTTCATTAACTACTTGAATCTGTCCAACTTCCCAAGCTCTAACAGTGGTTTTAATTCCCGGGTCATCAATAGTTTCAATTTTTAAACCTTGAACAGATTTCCAAGTCATTGCTTCTTTAGCAATTACAACTTGAGCACCGCCAAGAGTTACAGAGTTACTCACTAAAACTGTTAATCCTGCAATCATTCCAACACGTCCGTTCTTAGTTGCGGAGTCAGTCCAAAACTGACCTGCATTTCTTACACTTGCATTACCTAAAAGTTCTGCATAGTTAGTTGGGTGTACTAACAAATAACCGTTTCTGTCTGGGTTATAATTGTCAATAGAAATTAAAGATTTAGCTCTTAATAAATCTTGAACTGGGTCTCGGTCTGCAATTACTGCATCGTTCCAATCTGTCCCTGCTGTAGTGTTTCCTGCTCCGGAAACAATTACTGCGGAGATTTCATCATCAACAGATTTTGTTATTGCTCTACTTAATCGTAAAAGAGTTCTTTGAATCATTGGGATATTATTAGTTTTAATATCTTCCCAAGAAATTACTCCCTCAACTGCGTGCTTAACATTTCTTGCTGAAGTTTTAGTCCAACTAACTTCTGCATAAGGAAAGTTTGCTAATCTAGGAACTCCTTTAATTGCTGAGCCAGTTCCACCAGTTAAATCTGCTGCTGTTTCTTTATAATAAGTTTCTGTCCAAGCTGTTGAGTTTTCAATCATACATAATTGTTTCATCACATAATTTTCTAAAGCAAAGCCTTTTACTAATTTACTTATTGCTTCTGCTCTTAAGTCTGCTTCTCCTGTCGTATCTGCCATTTTACAATAATACCCTCACTGCGATTACTTCGTTATTAATACCAGTTGCTAAAGATTTACCAATTGCTTTTCCAGTTTCGTTATCCAAAGTTGTTGCTACTGTTATCGTGTTGTCTGTTGCAGCTGCCGCTCTCACGAAAGACCCAAGAGTTGCTGTTCCACCAGTCGCGCAAGTTAAATCAAAAATTCCATTAGTATAAACTGCCAAAGTTGTGCTTCCATCACTTGCAACTTTTTCCGCTGCTGCTATTCCTGCGATAACAACTCCTGCTGCACTTGCAACTTTTGCTGTTCGTTCGTCCACTAATTCCAGAATTGTGCCTTTTGGGATTGCGTTACCATCTGCTACCGTATAATTTATTGGGTCTCCTTTGTTACCCAATAGTTCAATAATTACTGCTTCATTTGCCATTGTAAATTTACCTCTATTTAGTGCGTATTATAAGGAAATATTTAAAACTTTCCTTAATTGAGTACCATATCCTCGTAACCAGTACCGATTAACATTTCTCTAGCTTTTTCATTTGCCAAGTCATTTGCAGTTTTAATTACCGGTTCTTGCCCTGCCAATCCTTTACCAGATAACATATTCCTTGCAACTAGTTCTTCTTGCCTGGCAATATTTTCTCCCATAATTTTATTTTGTTCAGTTATTTTTGAAAGTATTTCTTCAGCAACTGCCACAGGGTTTGTTTCTTTAGTAGTTTCTTGATCAATTTCTTTCTCTTCTGTTGTTTCGTCATTTGTCATAATTTCACCTATATTTTATTTTTTCTTTTACTAAGATCAATACCTCAGTATTGTTCTTAACTACCTTTTCTATACGGAACATAAACCAAGCAACCATTACTCCTAAAGCTCCGTTGTTTATTAAGATTGAGTAGTCTATCATTTTTTAGCCTCTTGTTGTAATCTGTTCCTTTCTCTTATTTCATCATCAGTTGGCGGGCTTCCATCATTCCTTACTGCTTGAGTTTCTGCTTCTAATTTCATATTTCTTTCTAACATTTGTTTTCTAATATCGTCCATTAACTTTATTATAATTTCTTTATTTTCTTTCAATAGAAATATATCTGTTTCTGCTTTATTTGTTCCTGCCTTAACTGCATTAAACTCGTCCATTGTTGAGTTCTGAGTTTGTATCTCTGTATAAACTTCTTCTCCAAATTCTGAAATCTCTAAGGCTTTCTGGTAAATTTCTAATTGTGTTACAGGGTCTTCGGCTTCTTTTGCACTTCTCATCGCTGACATTTGTGAGAATCCTAAACCGCCAATATTATCAGTATTATCGTCTACAACTTGAGTACTCATAAATACACCGGTTCCTAACATAGTATAACCACCGGCGACAATTGCCATTGCTGTTCCTGCTATTCCCATCTTATGACTTGAAGCTGACCTCAGAGCTTTTTGCAATAAATTCATAGTTTTAGAGTTCCAAACTGTCCGCATTTTTCCGCCTTGTAGAACATATGATTTATCTAAGAACCCGCTATTTATTTTCATTGTGCTTTTACTCCATAGTGCTACATTTTTACTTAAAAAGTTATTTCCCGATTGTGTTACTTTTTGAATTCCTTTCATCACATTAGGGTTTATTATTGTAGCTGCTTCTATTCCACCACTTGAAAATGTTCCCGGTCCGATAGGTATCGTTTCCGCTACCGCTAACCAACTCGCAATTCCATTATCTCTAATAAAGTTCTGAACCATATTATCTTTATCATCTCTAAAAAAAGGTTGCTCTTCTGCTGTTTGTTCTGCATCTTGACCCATTTGTTGTTGTGGTTGGTCTGCGAATATTGGCTCTTGAACTTGTTGTTCTGGTTGTGGTAAAGTTGCAGGGTCTAAAGGATCCCTTAAAGGAACGTCTCCACTTGGAAAACCTAAATCTTTATTTCTTGCATCACTCGCTAACTGCATTGGGTTTCCTTGTTCCCTTCTGGTTGCTCTTAATCTTTCTTGCATAGCTGTACTTCTTCCAGTTTGCTGAAAAGTAGCAGTTTCTTCTTTAGTAGGTGTTCTTTGTGCTGCTGAACTCATTCCTATTTTAGAAGCATCAATTCCCGCTCTCAAATTTGCAGGGTTTTCTGCTCCTGCTCTATAACTTGGCTTTTTACTTTGTACTTTCTTTTGAGCTTTCTTTTGCTTGTTTCTTATTTTGTTTACCATTATTGAAGCCCCACATTAGTAACAGATGTGTCCTCTGGTGTGCTTGCCTGCATTGTTTCGGCTTTAGAACTATCACTTAACATTTCATTCTGAAGTGTAGCTGGAAATTCTAAATCTATTTCTAAGTTTAACTGGCTCAAAAACTGCTCTTCAATATAAAGCTGTTCTTCTTCTATAACTTGCTCGAAAGCCAGATAAGCAATCTTTGCACTTGCTTCTGTAAATTCAGAACTTCCCCCTACGATAATCTGGGGGACTCCGGTCGCTTGAAAGAAGTATTGATTTAACTGAGTTATCCAGGGTAGTGGGTTTAAAGTAGAATTGGGGGCAACGCCACCGATTTCTCTTTCTACTGCCCCTTTAGGAATATAAATATTTTCTCCCTGAGTTGAAGCTAAGTCTGCTTTACCTTTAAAAGCTGCAATTTCAGTTGTGTCATCTGTATCTAAATGCCAGATAGTTACTGGATAAATATTTCTGTGCAGTAGTTTCTTATAATCTGCCATCGCTTCCTGTCGCATTTTAATAATATCTTCTACTGCAGGAATAATTGAAACTCCGTGTATTTCATCAGCAACCCTATTTCGTGCTAAATGGAACATTTCTTCTGGTTTCCAACTCTTATATGTCTTTTTTGTAACTTTATTTATTTGGTCGTATCTGATTATGATCCCTTGTTGATTTGCAACTATTCTAATGTTTTCTGGGCTTAATGGTTTTAAGTTAATCAATTGTCCCTTTTCCCTAATGATTTCAGCAAAAGCATCTCCGCCTATATGGTATGTTCTAACCATATTTTCCAAAATGGTATTAAAAGAATCTTTCCCCCACCCTTTAATAGTAGATAATCCTTTCTCTGTTATTTCGTTAGATGTGAATCCTTTTCCAATAGTCCAAGTAGCTTTCGCGTCAATAGCGGCTGCTAATTCTGCAACTGATTTATAATAGCCAAGCCATTCAGTCCAATAAGTATTCATATAATACGTTTCTTTCTGGTCTTGTGCTCCGTCGGTAGATTGGGCGGTAACGCTCCAATCGGTGATAGTGTTTTCTTTATTTCCTATTTCCGAACTGCTTATATTTGTATCTGGCATTATACTACTCCATTATATTCTGTTAATAGTATATTGATTTGCGTTAGTTCTATTTCTAGCTCATTTATTTTTGTCTCACAATCTTCTTTAATTCTGTCTAAATCCTCTTTAGCCCACGTAGTAACTTTTTCTATTGTTTCAGTAACTATTAAATCTGTGTTTACTTTTTCATAAGTCGTCATATTACACCTCTATTTTAAATGGTAATGCCATCTGGAATCTTGACCCTGTGCCTAATACATCTAGGTCTTGTGGGTCAAAATAAAAAGCACATTTGTATCCCCATTCATTCCCCTTCCCCCAAACTTCTACAGTAATTCTTAACTGCTCTCCTTTCTTAATAATTGTTCCCGGAATAGTTATCTTTAATAAGTCGCTTAACTTTTCTGTTACGTAAGGCTCTGCTGTGTATTCTGGTCCCTGTGTTGACGCAATCTCTGTTTCTGTTGCTCCGTCCCACTTTCTCACTCGCATAACAATATATCCGTAACCAGTTCCACCGCCACCTTCTAAAATCCAATTTAAACGAAAATAACCGGTTCCTTTTATTGTTTGGGGGATTTGGTTTTGCGTTAAATCAAAATCTAAGTCGTGCTGTTTAGCATATCCTGTATTTACTTGCCAACCTGATTGACCAACAAGATATAAAACCCCATCTTTGGTCAATTCGTCAACCATACTTGAAAGCATTAATCCATAATGGTTTCCTGTGCTATCAATATAACCTATTCCATCGTATTCTACATAACCGGTAGCATTAACTAAGTCTACCCAATTATACACAATATTTGGTTCTCTTCCTTGTGGAAAGATGTTTTGTGCTCCGCCTATCATTATGCTATCACCTCAACGTGTCCGTATAAAGCAGATTCTAAACCAATATCAACACCGCCTTCAAAGACTCTTCCTAAGATTCTGCCATATTTTCCAGTTCTTTTTTTGTCGAGTTTTATATCTACTATTTTACCAAGAAGTCTGTTTCTAAGCCAATCTCCTGATTCTTTGCCACCTTCTCCCAATTCCGCAGCTGCAACATTAGCAAATCTTACTTTAGTTAAGAAATCTCTTTCAGCCCATTGCAATTGTATAGTGTCCCCATCGTGCACTTCCATAACTTCACCGGAAAAGTCTTCTGTGTGTTGTTTGAATGGGGATTCCGCTAAATGCAAAGACATCTGATTATTAGTTAATTCCGGAAATGCTTTAAAGTCGTGGGGCTCAAATGATTTTATCTCTGCTTCGCTATCTCTTTCTATACTTTTAATCATTTTAGCTGCTTCTTGTTCCCAAGATTTAGGCATTGTTAATAAACTCCTGTGTCTTTTTATCTCTTAGAATTGACAAGCAAGCCATAGCTCTATCTCTTAATAAAGTTACCATATCTTCGGCTTCTGTTCTTCCAGAATAGCCACCCATATCATACATTATACCATATATTGCAACTAAACTGCTGGTGATATCCGACAATGTATATTTCACGTCAATGTTTAAAGTAGCATAGTTATCAGAAAAGTTGAATCTACACCACCCGTTTATGAAGCTTTCAATTTGTAATACCCAAGCGTCGTGCATTGCTTCTGTAACAGAAGCAGAAACATTCGCTCCCTCTTTGGCAACGATTTCCGCGCCGGTTGTCATTATTGATGTAACTGCCATAATTTCTACTAATATATGTAAATATTTAAACTTTTTGTCCGAATTCCCCAAAAAGCACGTATTAAAGCCTCTGTTACGTGCGAATAAGAGCCATAAATCTTTAAATTGCCACCAGAATATTCAACTTGTATTGATTTTAAAGATTGATAGGTTTCGTCATTATCCCTAAGCTTTACTTTGCCCTGTTCCATCATAGTCTTTAGATTCTGGTATAAATCTTCTTTAAGAAGTCTCTTTTTCCTCTGTCCATCTCTTGAGATGGACCTAGAGGCATTATTTATTGGAATAACTTTCCTTCGTGTTTGTGTATGTTCCAGTAATGGATCATATACACCAACACCTAAACCGCCATCATCAATAAAGATCTTAGAGTAATTAAACGCGCGGTCGCTCGCCAGAATGTCTCTGGTGGTTTCAGTAAGTAATTGTTTTTTGAAAATCTTTAATTCTATCTCGTGCCCTGAGCCGTTGCGGTTCTCAATCCCAAATAAGACTGATTCATCTCTGCCCATACGTGCGACATCAATGCCCAAGTATCTTTGGAAAGAAAACTCGGGGGAGTGGGTAGAAGATGAGTTAGGTTGTGTTTTTTCTCCCCCAAGCGTTAAACAGGATTTAATTAAGTCTGATGGAAAGAATTGTTTTAATTCGTCAATCAGTTTTCCTTCATACTCTTGAGCATAACGAAGTTCTGTCATTCTGGAACGTTCTCTTTTCAAATGTTCCAGTCCTTTATCTCGTTGTAATTCTGTCCAAGTATCAGAGATTACTCTATTACTTATAACTTCCTCACTACTTTTACTGAATCTAGTAAAAGAAGTATAAGCATTATCTTTATTGTAGAATGTCTCTGCGAATGTTCCCTCTTTACCTGCCGGTGTTGACAAGTAAATAGTATCTCCTCCAGTTGTCAGGAGCATTGGAGTTATTGCTGTGAAGACATCAGGGGGAACATATGCACATTCATCAACGTATAAGCGATGAACTGTAAGGAATCTGATACCTAAACCGGACAATCCGGTTGGTAAACACCAGATTCTAGTGCCATTAGTTAAGTTTATCTTACTTTTAGTCGGTCGGTCTTTACCTTTCTTAATCAATGCTTTATGATTCTCCGCCAAGTAAAACAAAGTTTTCTCGAATAGTGCGAAAGCTTGCCGTTCCGTTGGAGCAATCATCAGGATAACTTTCTTTTTGTGATTAACTGCGTATTCGCCTGCATCTATACTACAAATCTCACTCTTACCAATCTGCCTGCCACAGCAAAGAATCTTATCGCCTTCAGTTTTTATGAATTCTTTTTGCCAGTTGTCTAAGTTTAGTTTCATTATATATCACCCGCGTAAGCTTTAGATTTAGAGGGTTTAGATTTAACGTTGCTCGTGTGGGGGGCAAACCCCACCCAGTTACTCATAACCTTAGTATAAGACTGACCTCGAAGTTGACATTGTTTACAACAATAATATTTTCTAGAGGAATTAGTAAGCTTGCCACAAGTTTTACAAATCCGATTTATTTTTCTTGACATTTTATAAAATTTCTCCGTGAGCTCCTCCACACACAAATAAGATGACCCACCAAACTCGCTAATAACAACTACAACACATACTGCACACAGCAAGGGCGACCGAAGGGAGCCCACAGAGGAGAGAGGAGAGGGCGACCGAAGGGAGCCCATATAACCACCGCGATAGCGGGTACAGAGGAGAGCAATCAGCTAACTAACTTCTACAAACGTATTTTAGGAATCAGATGCTTTAAAGGGGGATATAAACCACTGACCCGTTATGTTAACGCCACAACGGGTTAGTTGTCGACAAGTTGAGTTCGAAATCAACGCCAGAGTTATTTACGTCGAGTTTTTACGAGTTGTAAATAATTATATCCCCCTTTAAAGAGTCTTACGTTTGTAGCTTTTCGTTACTTTCGTTATACGTTCGTTGACTTAGAAACAAGAGATTCTTATATGCGAGTAGACTCTACGAGTCTATGGTTCAAGCATTTATTTAAATCTTTCGTCACTAGTTGGCGAATAGCATAAAGAAAGCGTCACTATTCTTTTGCATTCTCTCCTGGAACTGGATACTTCTTTATCTCATCTTCTAGCTTATCTAGTACCAACATATTGATTTGCAGTTCAGTACTCAAGTGATCTATAGCTGTCTTAACAGATTCCAAGCTTCTCTTGATGTCCAAGTATTCTAATGGCTTAATCAATTTAACCTCGTGTTCAATATGTCTTTAATAGCTTTAAGGCTGTCTGCTATACTTCTCAATTGCTCTTCTATTATAATACTCTTCATTCTTCCACCGGCTTTAAAGACTTAGGTATAATGTTATTGAAATTACCATCTTTTTCAACTAAGAATGTGCAACCTTTCCCAACAAACACGTCTT